TTGTAATATTATAGAAACTTCTGTACCTACAACTACAGGTGTTAGATTAGAGATTGAAATAGATATTGTACCTAATGATTGTGTTTTAGATTTAGAAGCTGTAACTTCATTTGGAGTATATTACAATAAACAAATTAATTCATTTGAAGTTAATATATTACAAGTCAATACATTAGGTGGTATAGTATATATCAAAGAGGATCCTGAAACATTTGCTCTTGCGTTAAAAGCTTTAAATCCATAAACATGATAGTAAAATTATTTGACATACAAAATGGTGAGTTGATTCCAACAGAGCATTGTTATGCACTAGGGTTTTTAAAAGTTTTAATGACTGAGTATCCAGATACTTATATGCAAATTTATAAGTATTTGTTTTATATGACTTGTCCAAATCCTGAGTTAAACCCATTCTTTCATTTACCGGAAAATGATAAAGAAGAAATTATTATTGAAGAGGTGGGTTTAGAAGAATCTTTAGAAGATGATAAAATTGTATTTGCCTTACAAAGATGTGAAGCTTTATATCAAACACCTACACATAGGGCTTATTTAGGAATTAAGAAAGCTTTAGACAATATGGCTACTTATATGGCCAATACACCTATTACAGACGGTAGAGACGGTAATATAAGCCAAATAAGAGCTGTAGCTAAAGACTTTGATTCTATCAGACAATCATTTAAAGGAGCTTACAAGGATCTTCAGGATGAACAGCAAACATCTGTTAGAGGAGGTCAAGGATTAGCTTATGATCAAATGTAATTATAAAACCAATATTTATGCTAGAACAAAAAGAACCAGATTATTATCAAGGAAAATATCATGGGTATAGTGCAAGAAAAGTAACAGAAGATTTTGAATTGTCTTATAATGTAGGCACAGCTGTTACTTATTTACTTAGAGCACAAAGAAAACATGAAAGTCCTGTAGAGGATATTCAAAAAGCAATTAATCATTTAACTTTTGAATTAGAAAGATTCAAGCTAAAACCAATAAAATGAAGAAATCACGTATAATAAAAGCATTGTATGCTAAAGCAATGGCAGATAAAGAAAAAGCATTAATGGCTTTAGATCTATTAGAAAATCAAGCGGTTGGTATTGGAGATCATACAGCAAATGATTTTTTTAATGATGCTGAAGAAGCATTACAGCTATTAATAGATGCTAATGATAAGATGGAAACACTACAAGCATTTTTTGAAATTAAATAATAAAACCATGAAAGTAATTCCAGTAGGCAAAAAGATATTAATTAAGCCACTACAACCAGAAAAGTATTTTAAAGGAACAAGTATTTTAATTCCTGAAAGCCAACAAAAGAAAGTATCAAAAGGTATTGTTGTTGGTGTAGGAGATGCAGTAGCTCAAATTAAACTTAATGATCTTATTCAATACAGTGATAGTGCGTCTACGGTGCCAATGACTCATAATGATGAAGAACATTTATTGATTAATGAGGGTGATATATTTGCAATATTAGTGAATGAATAGAGTAATACCAACATATGAAAATGGAATATGGTCAGAATCCTCATTTGAATCAGATGAGGATTTTGCTGTATTTATTAAAAGCTTATTTAAAGAACCTGGCTTATATGAGTTTGATGAAACATCATTAATATTTAATGAACAAGCTAGAACATTTAATGAGAAAGGTATTTACTGTGATAAACCGTTTAGATCTAAAGACTTTATTAACTATTGGGAAGATCAAAAAAATAAATGTAGAAACGGAGTAATCTTTAAAAACAAAGGTAGAGTATGGTATTTAACTAGAGATTACTATATGTGGTTAAACTTTTTACCAATCTTTGATAAAGAAGAAAAGAAATATGGCTTTGCTAAAGTAAGAGATGCTCAATATCATATGGCATTGTATGAGCTATTAGCAGAGTTAAATAACAAGCATGCAGCTATATTTAAGAAAAGACAGATTGCATCTTCTTATTTCCATATGGGAAAGATTATTAATACCTATTGGTTTGAGGAAGGATCTGTTTGTAAAATAGGTGCATCCTTAAAAGATTATATTAATGATAAAGGTTCTTGGAAATTTTTAGATGAGTATAAAGATTTCTTAAATGAACATACAGCTTGGTATAGACCAAGTAACCCAGAAAAGGTTTTGTTATGGCAACAACAGATTGAAGTTAGGGTAGGTAATAAGAAAACTAAAAAAGGTTTAAAATCTAAAATACAGGGGGCATCTTTTGAAAAGAATGCAACTACGGGTGTAGGTGGACCAACAACTTATTTCTTTCATGAAGAGGCGGGTATTGCACCTAAGATGATGGAAACATATGAATACTTACGTCCTGCAATGTCATCAGGTATGTTGACTACGGGGATGTTTATTGCTGCAGGATCTGTGGGGGATTTAGACCAATGTAATCCATTAAAGGAAATGGTTTTAAATCCTACTGTAAATGATATATATGCTGTAGAAAGTAACCTTATAGATAAAGAGGGTACAATAGGTTTATCAGGTTTATTTATTCCAGAGCAATGGTCTATGCCACCTTACATAGATGAATACGGTAATTCAAAGGTAGAAGAAGCTTTAGCTGCTATATTTAAAGAGAGAGAAAAGTGGAAGATTGAACTAACATCAGAACAATACCAATTAAGAATTTCTCAAAAACCTACTAATATTGCTGAAGGCTTTGCTTATAGAAAAGAATCTATTTTTCCTCAAGGTATTATATCTAGACAATTAAAAAGAATAGAAGAAAAAGAATATTCTTTTGAACACATTGAATTAGATAGAACAGAAAAAGGTATTGTAGCAAAGAGGTCTAATAAACTACCAATTAGTCAATTTCCTGTAAATAAAAAACAGGTGGATAAAACTGGATGTTTAGTTGTGTGGGAAAGACCTACTAAAAATCCAGAGTTTGGTACGTACTATGCATCTATTGACCCCGTATCAGAAGGTAAAACAACTACATCAGATTCATTATGTAGTATTTTTGTTTATAAGAATCCTGTAGAAGTTACAAGAGAAACCTCTCATGGGTTAGAACATTTTATAGAAAAAGATAAAATTGTAGCATCTTGGTGTGGTAGATATGATGATATTAACAAGACGCATGAGCAATTAGAAAAAATTATTGAATGGTACAATGCTTGGACTATTGTTGAGAATAACATATCATTATTTATTCAACACATGATATCCAGAAAAAAACAAAAGTATTTAGTACCTAAACAACAAATTCTTTTTTTAAAAGATCTAGGATCAAATAGAACTGTGTACCAAGAATATGGTTGGAAAAATACAGGTACATTATTTAAACAACATCTTATATCTTATGCAATAGAGTTCTTAAGAGAAAATATTGATGAAGAGTTAGATGATAATGGTGAGGTTATTTCACAAACGTTTGGTGTAGAGAGAATACCAGATCCCATGTTACTAAAAGAAATGCTTGCTTACTACCCAGGATTAAACGTGGATAGGTTGGTAGCATTCTCAGCATTAATAGGATTTGCTAAAATTCAACAGTCAAATAGGGGATATAGCAAAAGAAAAGAATCTGATATAAACAAACCTTTGGATAATTCTCAAAATTTGTTTAAATTAAAGTATAGTCCGTTTAGTAATATAGGACGTAGTAAAAGTGTATTAGGAAGAAAAACTAAGAGATCTGGTTTTAAAAACTTTAGATAGTTATGAGTTATTATCAAACATCTACATTAAATTGTTTTTATGAATACACTTATATAAGTGAGAAAAAATATAAATATAATTATACTATAACATTAGTTAAATGAGAGTATTAAATGCAATGCAATTAAAAAGTGGGGCTAAAGGAAAAGGTTACCCTACTACATCAAGTCTTACGCAACCTATTCAATTTCTTCCTGCAAAGGCAAAAGATGATGATTGGCGGGCATGGAATATGGATTGGTTAGAACTCCAAGGTTTGGAGTTTTTAAGATTAAATTCTAGAAGATTATTAAAGAATTATAAATTAGCTAAGGGTATAATTGATAAAACAGATTATATTGTTGAGGAAGACAATGATTATAAAGACTTAATGGATGTTTTAATTAAAGAAGATAATTCTGCTCTTGAGTTAAAATTTTATCCAATTATTCCTAATGTAATTAATGTTTTATCGGGGGAGTTTTCAAAGAGATATTCTAAAGTACAGTTTAGAGCTGTTGATGATTTATCTTATAATGAAATGCTGGAAGCAAAAAGAATGCAAGTAGAGGAAAATTTACTTGCAGATGCTCAATCAAAGCTATTGGCTAGAATGATTGAGATGGGGATGGATATGCAATCAGAGGAAGCTCAACAAATGATGTCACCTGAAAACATTAAGTCATTACCTGAAATAGAAGATTTCTTTTCTAAAGACTATAGATCTTTAGTTGAAGAATGGGCATCACATCAAACTAATGTTGATGAGGAAAGATTTAAAATGCAGGAATTAGAAGAAAGAGCTTTCCGTGATATGCTTATTACAGACAGAGAGTTTTGGCATTTCCGCATGATGGAAGATGATTATGATGTTGAATTATGGAATCCTGTTTTAACATTCTATCAAAAATCTCCAGATACAAGATACATTTCTGATTCTAACTTTGTTGGTAAAATTGATTTAATGACCGTAGCTGATGTTATTGATAAGTATGGTTATTTAATGACTAAAGATCAATTAGAATCATTACAAAGAATATATCCAGCAAGATCTGCAATGTATCAAGTTAATGGTTACCAAAATGATGGTACATATTATGATCCATCTAGATCACATAAATGGAATACAAATTCTCCTGGTTTAGCATATAGACAATTTGTAAGTAATTGGTCTAATGATCCAGCAAGAGGTGGTGATGTTATTAGTGCTATACTAAATGAAAGTGATGATGTAAGAAGTTGGGGTGAAGGTGAATTAATGAGAGTTACAACTGCTTATTGGAAAACTCAAAGAAAAGTTGGACATCTTACTAAGATTGAATATGATGGTGAAATTACTCAAGAAATTGTAGATGAAACTTTTCAAATTACTGAGAAAGGTATATATGATACATCATTATTTAAAAATAAAAATAAAGAAAATTTATTACAAGGTGAACATATTGATTGGTTTTGGATTAATGAAGTTTGGGGTGGTGTTAAATTAGGACCTAACATGCCTGCTTTTTGGGCATCTAATATGTCATCTAATAATATTAATCCAATATATCTGGGTATAAATAGAAAGAAACCAGGAAGAATACCATTTCAATTTAAAGGAAATGAAACACTTTATGGTTGTAAGTTACCTGTAGAAGGTAGAGTATTTTCAGATAGAAATACAAAGTCTACATCTTTAGTAGATTTAATGAAAGCATATCAAGTAGGATACAATATGGTGAATAACCAAATTGCTGATATACTTGTAGATGAACTTGGTACAGTTATTATGTTTGATCAAAATGCCTTACCTAGACATTCAATGGGAGAAGATTGGGGTAAGAATAATTACGCTAAAGCATATGTTGCAATGCGTGATTTCCAAATGCTTCCATTAGATACATCAATAACTAATACTGAAAATGCAACAAACTTCAATCATTATCAGACATTGAATATGGAACAAACTAATAGATTGATGTCACGTATTCAGTTAGCTAATTATTTTAAACAACAGTGTTTTGATGCAATAGGTATTAACCCACAAAGACTTGGTGCACCAATGGGGCAAGAGACAGCTACAGGTGTAGTACAAGCTTTGAATCAATCATATGCTCAAACAGAAACTTACTTTACTCAGCATTCAGATCACTTAATGCCTAGAGTACA